ATCTGTGCTGTTCTCTGGAGCAGGCCATATCTTTAGGTTGGGTGTGATTTGTCTATCAAGAAAAAATTGTGTGGTTCTGCCGGTGCTGGTTTTGTTAGGTATAGCGAGATAACTATCTCGGCTTATTCTACTGATAGCAAAGTCTGTACCGTCTCTGCGAACAACCGCTGACAATATGTCTATGACGTCTGTGCCTAAAGAATATTCAGTGTCAGCAGCTGTAACAGTCTGTGTTCTTTGTTCAATAGTCCATTGGTTTAAACCACGGTTAGCCCACTCAGCTAACATTATATTTAAAGATCTTCTAGCGCTTGTTAGATCATAACCTGTTCTTACCTCAAGGCCGCATCTTTCATAAGCTTCCTCAATATATTCTGCTACATCTAGTTCAAAATCGGTTGATGAGGAAGTTGCCATATCTAGTCCTTATATAAGTTATCAAACGTCACCTTCGGGTCCATATAACTATTATCACATTCTGCATTATGAATCCACTGACTTGGTTTAAAATCAGGTGCACCTTGTCCTGTTTCCCATAATGCAGGGCTAGTTGCACGAACTCTATTATTAGGTAATGCTACTATATTTCCAGTCCATTTACCAGCATCTGTTAATTCAATAACATGACTTTGTTTGTGTTGCGCAGGATCGTCAGCAATATCAGATTCTGTATAATCAACGGTAAACAAGTATTTACCTGTATAAAACTTGCCATCTATTTTACATTTCCAAGGACTTGAACTGGTTCTATCAAACTTAATAACTGAATGATAGTGAGAGCTACAATCCCAAGGCTGCACTAAATGCACAGGCATAGGCTCTGGCCATTCTTCTAGGGGTGTGTCCGCAACGAGGGCTGTAATAGGCATCCTTGCCCACATAGCACCACCGTTGATGTTTTGACTTTCATCAAAGTCTGACTCACAACCAGTAAATATCATCTGAAAACTTAAACATCTATCAGGAACTGTTGTCACTGCAATAGCCATCGCGTGTAAGTAATCACCATGATGTTTTTCATGGTTGTGAGTATATTCTCTTCGCACCCAACATTTAAAATGCGGGATGTTGCTTTGTAAATAAGGCATAGATTAAGCTCTACCACCTCTTCTCATTTTTTTGATAGCTCCGCCTTTAGCAAAACCTTTTTTCTTCATACCGGCCATTCCGCCACCCATCATCTTCTTGACAGGTCCGCCTTTAGCGTACCCTTTCTTTCTCATACCAGCTGCGCCGCCACCTTTCATTTTAGCAAAGCCTTTTTTCTTCATACCGGCTGCACCACCAGCCATCATTTTTTTTACTGGTTTCTTTTTTTTAGCAAAACCTTTTTTTCTCATAGCCATTTTAATCTCCTTTATGCTCTAACAGCTCCTGTTGTTTGTTTTCTTCTATTTGCCATGACAACGCCACAACCCCTTGCTACAACGCGCCTTGGTTTTAATTTACCATTATACGGGCGTTTTGCTTTTGTCTCAGGTACACGACCACCAGTGCTCATCTTAGTAACCTTTGCCGCAGGTGTGTTGCCCACAACTGTTTTACCCTTAGAGCCTGCTTTTTTCTTTTTTCTAGCAGTAGAGGCTCTTTGTGATTGTGTTAAACTATTTGCTTTTGCTCTTGGTAAACAACGATCTGGGTTCTTTTTATCCTTTGACGTCCCACATTTTCCCTTGATTTTCCCATCAGTTCCTATGCGAACCCAGTCTTGTTTAAGCCAATTTTTCAGAGCACCCATTACTTACCCTTTCTTTTTCCGCCTTTTGCACCCTTGGCATAATTAGGATCTTTACAATATTTGGAAGCGGCAAGATTAGCATAAGCACTTGGATATGTATCAAAAGTACGTTTAGCCCAAGCTTTGCCTTCGGGACATATCTTGCTGCCCTTGCTCTTTGCTGCACCACCTTTTTTAAAATAAGTAACATCAAGTTTAGATGGTTTGGGTCCAGTTCTAACTGCTGATTTCATGCTTGCCTCGCTTTCCTTATCTGCTCTTTACCTTTTTTAAATATACTTGCCACTTGTGTCTTACCCATAACTTTGGCTCTTTGTTCACCAACTGTCAAGATTTGGATTTTTCTTGCAAAAGGTTTTTTAATTTTTTTAACTTTAGCTACCGTAGCCCTAGCATCTGCTGGGGTTGCAAACTTTATACTAACTGTGTCTTTAGGGTTCTCATCTGTGTATAAACGTCTACCAGAACCCTTCGGCTTTTTACCCGTTCCTTTTTTTGGATCTTTTCGGTTTCCCATTTTTCAACAATCCCGATAATATTTTTGACTGACCTGCGTGTGCCTTAGACGCTTTTTTCAATTTACTTGCAACTGTCTTTATTTTGCGTTTTGCTTTACCTGTTAATGCCATTAATTACTCATTCCTATAAATATTGAAACTATGCCAACTAACTGCAACACAGCACCTAATATGATGGCCCATATACGAGCATCAATCTTGTCTATTTGTTTTTGTAAATGATTAAGATGGTTGCTTTCAAGGCGGTCCATACTATCTTCTAATATGGCCATTCGCTTGTCTAAATCATGTAAAAAATCTTTTTCCCTTTTAGTAGCCATCAACACTTCCATCTTCTTCTAGCTTGTCTTAGTCTACTATTAGGATTAGCGGCTGCTTTTGGAAACTTCTTCATTTGACCCGCACTCCTAGCACAAAAAGACTTTCTTCTCTTAGCGTCTTTACTGCCTTTTTTAACTTTACCAGTTACAGCAGTTTTAAGTTTACTGCCCGGATTATCGCGTCTGTATTTTGCGACACCGGCTGCTGTCATCCCCGCCCCTTTTTTTGTGGGGCGGAAATATTTTTTTGTTTTGGGTGGTTGCTTATCCCTTTTTCTAGTCATAGTTCTTTCTCATCTCAAGCGTAATAGTATAAGTATCA